GTTGTTATGTTTTTAAGGTAGTGCAAGATGCTCAATACAAAAGGCTGGCAGCCATCAAGCACCCAGACTGGGTCACAGCAATGGCAACATTAATTAATTCAAAAAAACCTGACGTGTTTAGATGGCATGACTCAGGAGATGTCCAAGATCTAGATCATTTAAATAAAATTTATGAGGTGTGCAGGTTAACACCTTCTAAGCGTCACTGGATGCCGACTCGGGAGGCTTGGATCAAGCAGCACCTGCAAGACAAGCCAGCGAACCTAGTAATTAGATTGTCTTCACCGATGGTAGACCAGGGGCCAGTTAAGAGCTGGGCCAATACGTCAACAGTCTCCACAAAATCAAGAACATGTCCAGCTCCTGATCAAGACAACGCCTGCGGCAGCTGTCGCGCGTGTTGGGATCCGCTGGTAAAAAATATTGAATATGGTAAACACTAAAATGTTTAGACACCCAAAATATTATAAAGAATTACGCAAGCGTAATAAACTGGATCAGGCCATTAGCTTAAGAGCTCACGACGGTGAGCGCGAGCGTGCGTCCTGGTCCGGGCCTCAAGCAGCAAGCACCAAGCTTCAAGCCCCAAGCTTCAAGCCCCAAGCTTCTCAAAAAATAAGCCGCAAGCATCAAGCCCCAAGCAGCAAGCGTCAAGCTTAAAGCCACAAGCGTCAAGCTCTAAGATCCTAGAACCACGGAAAAGTTTCAAGCACCCTGAACCAAGGTGCTCAATGCAGATAAAAGTATTGTGTGGATGCTTAACATGAAAGGATATTTGGTGTGGTGAGAATCGTATTTTATTCCCTTTGCATACCTTTAATTCTACTGTGAAAAAGTGCCCAGAAGTATTACACCCCAACAGGTCAGGGGTACCAAGTAGGCTATTATTTTCCAGTCTAATCCAAGAAATAGTATTAATATTTTTTTTAATTTTTGCATATAATTTTTGTTCTGGTTTCAAGGGAACTTAGTAGTCCTTTTGAAGCTTTTCTGGCAATATAAGACTAGATGGTTTTTGAGTTTTTAAAACCAACCTATGTGTACTATGACTCTTGTGACCTATAATTGGATGCGCATTTTCATGTACTTCCATACGTCTGATCTCATGTAGCTTTCCGTCTTTCTCGATATAAACAACTGCATTTTTTATAGCGTCAGAACCTTTTGTAAAGTTACTCAAGAATAGTTGCAAGTCTTGTACTCTCATTATTTTTTTAGTCTCAACTTGTTAGATAAATCCTGTATCACTTTTTTATAACCTTGCAATAAATTTTTATTTTTCTCATCTTCGTAAGAAAATTTCTTCCAATGATAGATTTGTCTTTGAGCATCCTGTAATATATCTTGATACATTTGAATAGTAAGTTTTAAATCCTCTATTCTTTTCTCCAAATCTGCTGGCCCTCGATCATCTTTCATCACTTGACAATATAGGATAGTTCCCTTAAATTGTCAATATGGGAGTACCAAAAAGATTAACAGAAATGCAACAACGCTTCGCTGAGTTCGTAGTATTCGGCGGACCAGATGGACCAATGACTAAACGTGAAGCTGCTATCGCTGCTGGTTATAGCAAAGACAGAGCAATGCGAGAAGGATCAGAACTAACTAATCCAAAATATTCTCCGCTTGTTGTAAAATATATTGGTGAATTAAAAGAAGAGAGACTTAGAAAACATGAGGTCACTTACGAAGGTCATGTTGCAGAGCTGGCTCGTCTTCGTGAAGCTGCCTTAAAAAAAGGATCATTCTCTTCAGCAGTGAATGCGGAAGCAAACAGAGGAAAAGCAGCAGGACTATACATAGATAGAAAAATAATAAAGACAGGAAAGCTAGAGGACCTATCAGAACAAGAGTTAGAAGCAAAAATGAAACAGATTTTAGACGATTACGGACAGTTAATAAATGTAACTCCATCTACAACTTCTGAATCTTCTTTACCCAAGCCCGAGGAATCATCGTCCGATCCCCAAAAGTAATACCGTCTTCATCTTTATCATAAGAAGCAAATAATTTTATTGACTTATCATCTTTAGAATATAACCAACCTTCATTAACAGGTGTAGCTAACTTCATCTTATCAAACTCTTTATCTGTAGCCCAGCCAGAGTCACTGATGCAATCGATCCACTCCACTCTAACTCTTGGATAAGGTATATCGGTCGATCTATCAGTTAACGAAATTTTTCTTCTTTTCCTAGGCATAATTCATTTTTACTCTTTCGACACCTAAATGACAATTTATTTTTTTATTGCGCTGAAAAATAAAAAAAAGTGAAAGGGTATCGCAAATGCCTAAAATGACCTATAAGCGTTGGTACACAAAGGTAATTTTTCGACACCCCCCCCGTCGCAAGGGTATCGCAAGGGTATCGCAAGTGTCGGCATTTTGCCTTAATCTTGCCACAGTTGTACACTTCTGACGCAGTTTGAACCAAAGTTCGACACCTTTGCGACACCCTGCCGATACCTTCCCGACACCCTTTCGATACCAGAAAGTCCTGGATAATATATATGATAATCCTATAATATTTGTTTGTCTGTCTTATTTTCGCCATAATGTAGACTCATTACTGCCAACTTGTCGTGAGCTTCCGCCATTTTTAGTAACAACTTGTCAACCTCAGCTGTAATATCTGGATGTTCCGGTATTACTAACTCATGCTCACTGTAACAATGTATCTTATACTTAGCATCTTCAATTTCTGCTTCATATCTTTTCTTTAGAACGTTTCTAAGTTTGTTATTCATCGTTCCACCTCCTCGTAATTATTTTACCGTGTTCGTCTTCGTACATAATCCATGATTTTTTACCATCAAAGTAATAGCCATGTATTTTTCTTTTTACTTTCATATTTTTTTCCTCACTCCCGTTTGTCTCGGGTCTTTGTTTTGTTTATACTCCAGTGCATCTTTTCTACACTGATTACCAGCTACTTTAGAAACATTATAATCTAGCCATTCAGCATGTATCATAAGTATTCTATTCATTTCCGGTGAAGTCTGTAGCCCTGAGTTCCACCTTTGCTTTCTCTTTCTCATCATAAATTAATTCATGGTACATATCTAATCGTTTAAGAAACTTGTGTTTCCAGGTCCTAAGTTCGTGGTCCGTGATCCTAAATTCTTGGTAATATAAGTCAGGCGTGCAAACCATGATAACTCCTTGGCGGATACTGGAGCCGTAGACGTAGTCGTGTGCCATGGCATACGCTGCGATTTGAAGATAATAATCTTCGATCCATTCTTTCTTCTTCGGACGATTGGCCTGTTTGAAGTCAACAATAGTTTCAAGATTGTTGTGTAAACATACCAAGTCTGTTTGACCTGCGTATAGGCCCGGGTAATGTAACGTAACCTCCGAACCATAATACTCATCCACTGGTGCAAGACCCACTTCCATAATTTTATTGGCCATGGGCTTCGCCGCCTGTCCGAGTTCTGTAAGATCATCGTAACCAACGCCTGTAACATAAGATTCGAGGAATTTGTGCATGCTAGTCCCTCGCTTACTAGATATATTCTTGATTCTGTCTGCTTCTGCTTCACCGACTTTGGCCTTCCATTCTTTTAAAAATTGTTGATCTTTGGTAGCGCCTAATATCGTAGTCACACTAGGAAGTCTATAAGAATTTATCTCATACATTCTTTTCCCTGTGTCAGGGTCCGTGATCTGTGTGCCATCGTGATAGTTATATTTACTATTAAGTTTAATAGCTTTACCGATGTTGTGGTATTCTTCTATATCTTTATCACTCATAGTCATTTTAAATTCCTTATAACATAATACAAAATAGCAAGACCAATGGCTAAACAAGCCATATTATATGCAAACATACCTAATCCAAAAGCAGCTGTCATTATTTTTTACCTTTTAAATATTGAGGTTTAAAATCTAAAATATTATTTAAAGGTGCTGAGTCGTGTACATTACCACTTACAGATATCCTTGTTACATTAGACTTATAGGGTGCTACCCAATGTTTTAACCACGCTGGAAAAATATACATATCATTCTCTTCAGGAAAGAATGAGTAGATTGTTACACAATCTCTAGGTCCGTTACCGTAAAGAAACTGTATGCCACCAGGACCACAAGACTTACCCTTATATTTACTGTTTTCTTTTTTTAATTTATCAGGAATAGATAAGTAAGTTACAAAAGACAACTTACCATCATGGTCATGAGGTGGGTTAAAGTCATTTGGTTTTTGATAATTTATCCACATAGCTGACAATATATATTCAGGAGGTTTATCAAAAGGTTTGTTTGCATGCTTTTCGTATGCTTGATTATATATTCCAAGACATTGAGATAGTTGTGGTAGTATTGCTTGCTTTGACTCTTCTCCATATCCTGTTTCGTGGTCCAAGATCCCTGCTAACTTATCTCTAAAATCTATTTTATTTTTCTTAGCTTCAGATAAAAATAATTTTTTAAAGTCATCAGTTATCTTCATTCTAATAACACACGGACCCCAGTTAAACATTTGTATATTTATTTTTTCACTCATAGTTTTCTTTTTAACTCCTCCCAGTATTCTCTGTTTTCTTGATCACGTAATATTTTTTTATGTAATACGTCTTGTTTCTTTTTAAGAATTTTTACATGTTCACGCCATGCCCAACAATTTAATTGCCCTGCATATTTCATTATAAAGTGTAACCCTTGGTATATATATTTATCAAACATTATTCTAAACTCATCGATTGTTTGTATTGTTCTATACTAACAACATTACCATCAAAGATATGTGGATCGTAATGATCTATTATTTTTTCTACCTTTTCTAATTTAGTTTTAGACCAAGGCCAAATCAATCTACATATCTTATATGCATCTCTAAATGTACATCGCCATTTGTATTGCATCAAGTATTTTGTACCATCTTTACGTAAACCTTTTCTTGGCTTTCTTACAACAGTTCCAACACCTAATACTTCATGGACCCAACGTATTACCATTTCATCAGTCATAGTT